CCACTGGGGTGGGTTGATAGCTGGGATGGCAGCCAGGTGCGAGTCTTCTTTGTGGAGGGGGGTCGGACCCAGTTCGTTAAGGTGGACCCCGAGCTAGCCGTTCCTATTCAGTTGACAGATGGTCAGATGACACCGTTAATGGCTCCACTGGAGCGGTTTACAGACGGAATGAAGGAGATGTGAGATGGGTGGACCGATTTTGAAGAAGTTGGCAGATGGGGCGACAATACAGGGTGGCGTTGCTGGTAATAATGGTGTGAACGGAGAGGACACGTACTACTTCTTTGCTGGAGAGAGGAAGGGGCCAGTGCGTGTCTACTTGCGGTTTGACCGGATCGGCAGTGGCGACCCGAACTTCTCATACACTGTCCTCCCCGTCTTCCCATCCTTGGACGGTACAGCGACTGTGCCCTGGCCGGATTGGACTGGAGGGACGACCCTCCCCTATGTGGTGCCAGATGGCGGGACTCACGCATTGGGTGGCGCTGCTTCAAGCGGCGAGGGGTGTGTCTTTATTGCAGCAGAGGCGCGTGTGAGCCAGTTCAAAGTGACAGTCACTGAGTCGGCAAACGAAGACGCCACCTACACCCTCGTTGCCGAGCTGATATGAGGGACTTTGCACTCACAATCCAGCTCTGGGTCTGGATGAGCGTCAGCATTGTTGGCTGCGCCTGGCTCGGCTTCACGCCTGACGAGAGCCTGGACACCAGACGGTGCGCTACGCACTCGGCATTGGGTTGCGCAGCTCAGGCTGCCCTCTACTGCACGGTGCGCGGGGAGCTGGACGGGTTTGTGGGGTGCATCGTGGATAAGAGCGGCTCATGCGCGGCTAAGGGTATCGCGGGGTGCCTGTATGCCACCATTGCCGGGAGCGGGGGAGCTGGAGGGGGCTCCGGTCGGGACTATGATATGGAGAAGGTCAAGCAGTGCTGCGCCGGTCGCGCCCATGAAGGCAGATGGGACGCGGTGGAGTTGGTAGCGGACTGCTACGTGGATGTTTGCATAGGAGGACAGTGATATGGCTACGTATGAAGAACATTGTAAGAGAAGGGGCATCCCTTACACGCCTCCACCCAAGCCACCCGCGGAGCCGAAGAGGGCACGGGAATCTGGCGGAAAGTTCAAGGCAGATGACCCGTCAACGCCTGATGTGAACGAAGCGTTCGACCCGCCCAAGAAGAAGAAACCTGCCGCCAAGAAGAAACCTGCAAAGAAAGGGAAGAAAAAATGAGCGCACTCAAAAACGCGGCAGCCCACCCAGGCTCGCTCTGGGTCACCATCATCGCTGCCATCGGGGCTGTGCTGGCAGGCTACACAGAGAACAAGACAGTGGTGGACTCGGTCGATGCGTTCTGCCACGCCTCGGAGAGTTCCAGCTACCAGGCGCTGACTGACTTGCGAGACAAAGTGGACTGGATCCACTCGAGGGTGGCAACCAATGAGAAGAGGCTGGACTTCGCCACGTCCCCACCGGGCGGGCCGGCTCAGACTCCCCCGCCTGACACGGCTGTGCCAGATGAGAAAGCCGAGGAGGGTGAGAAGCCTGAGAAACCAGAGAAGGTGGAGCCCGCTGAGGAGAAAAAAGAGCCGATGCCGCTGAAAGAGGACGGCACTATCGACTGGACTCCCATCGAAAGGCCAGCACAGCAGAAGGGGTAGTCCATGGCAGAGCCAAGGGTCCAGGGTCTTCCAAGCGTTGCGCGTGACGAAGAGATGCGCCGACAGGTTGAAGCCCTCCAGGCCAGGTTGCTCGCCAAAAGCGCCTCCATGCCCCAAAACATCGAGGGCATGACGTTCATCCCCTCTTCATCTCCCCCTATGGGGGAGATAGTGAAACCCGCCGCCGCCATCCAGCAACCCAGCACCAGCATCCGCCAGATGGACCCACTGCGGGAAGCCATCGAGACTCGAGTCTTCCCCTACATCGGCCAAGAGGACTACGACAACCCGTACTACGAAGAGGCAATGCAGTACCAAGAGCGGATAGCGAGGCAGACCGTCAACGACGAGCACTCGCTCAATCAGGCAAAGCAGCAGGAAGCTGCCCTAAAGATGCTCCAGAACAAGGTCTCACTGCTCCGGCTCATCAAAACGAATTGACGCTGCGCCCGCAATCTGGGACAAAGGAGAAGGAGGAACCCATGCCATACCAGCCACCGCAGGGAAACCGAGCAGAGTCTTTTCAGCAATCGGCTCAACAGTCCGCACAGGCTCCTCCATGGACCTGGGAATTCAAGATGAAGGGGTCGGGGTCACCGGAGGGACAGTTCCAGCAGGGTGCGGCGCCACAACTCCCACAGGCAGCCCCCCAGCCTGCACCACCACAGCAGCAATTGCTCCAAGCCGCGGCAAGTCAGAGACAGTCCAGACCTCTGACTGGCGGGGACATGGCAAATGTTCGCATGGCGAAGCGACTTGCAGGCCGCAGGCTTCGCGATGCCCAGGAGCGCGCCTATGGTGGCGGACTCTCCAATGTGGACTACAGTCAGCTCGAGCAGGCTGCAATGGGTGGTCAGATGCCGGAGTTCGCCCGGGAAAGAGCCCTAACGGGCACCCCCGGCCCCGCGTGATACATGGCTTATAACTTCACAGGACCACAGCCAGGGCAACAGCAGCGTGACGCAGCTCAGGTCGCACTGCAAGACAGCGTGCAATCAGGGCTCCCACCGGGGTCCGTCCCGCCCCAGCCCATGGAACAAGGGATGCCTCAGCAGGGGATGCCGCAACAGGGTATGCAGCCGCAGATGTCAACGCAGGAGATGCGTGAGATGGCTGTCTGGCAGATGATGTACCAGTTGATGAACAACCCGGGCTATGGGTACGGGGGTCAGGGTCGCACCCAGGCTGACGTCAACACGATGGTCAAGCCACTGCGCCAGGCGCGAGACCCCTACCGGCAGATGCCGAGCCCACGGGAAATCCCAGAGTACACCTAGTTGACCGGCTCAGTCTTGATGCCAAGCTGCTTGCACACCCCAAGACCAAGTGGCGTCAACCCGTACATCTTGGTGCCACCCACCTCTTTGATGTAGGTCAGTTCCTGCCGGCGCATCCGCGAGGCGAGCGAAGCATCCACCCGTTCGAGCGCCGTCTCGTCCAACCCGCTTCTCCGCACCCTCGCTATAGCCTCGAGCACAGACCGCTGCCGCGGGGTCAGGCTGATTGGCGGCGCCTTGTGGATGACGACCGGCTTCTCTGCCTCAGTTATCCAAGCCTCCCGAGCCAGCGCTCGCTGACTCTCCGACGGAACCTTCATCAGGCTTCTGAGCCGAGTGATCTCCACCCTGGTCGGCAACGTACCTATCAGCCGCAGACGGTTGAACCGAGCTCGGTGGATGCGGGCCAGCTTGCATATCCGCTCCGGGGTCCACCCCCGGTCCTCGAGCCGCTTGATGTAGAAGTGTGCTTTCCTCGGTGGCATATCAATCTCCTCTGCCAATAGACTGCAGGTGCTCCTGCCTGGCGTACATCGCAATCAGGGCAGCATCCGCCTTGTTGTGGTCCTTCTTCAACGTCAGGTCCAGATTGCCCCACAGCCGCGATGCCGCAATCACTGCACGTATCTTCGGGGTCTCACCCTCCACATCCTTCAACATCGCAGCCTGCCATGACCTCGGCAACGGGGTGATGTAGGGAACGCCGAGCCCCAGGAGTAGCCCCTCGAGCAACCCGCATGCCTTCCCGAAACGGTACATCGACACGACCCCCTGACCGGGGCGGGCTCCAACCCTCTCGACTGCACCCATCACCCTTCCATGACCAATCATCCCCTTGACCCTTCCATGGCCGATCATCCCGGTGACAAGCGTGCGGAGCGCGCCCACGTTCACCTCCCGCCTCTTACCCTTCGCCTGTAGCGTGGGGATGTGGTGAGCTGCAATCAAATCGCCAGCCTCCGTGATAGCTGCGACAGCCCCCGATATACCCGGATCAATACCAATGTAGACCCTTCCTTCGTTCTCCATTATAAATAACCTCGTTTACACTTTAATGCTTGACACCCCCACAATGAGGAGTATTGTCTGCCACAGGAGGTGATGTCAATGATTGACCTTGCAGATACAATTTCAACTATCGAGCGGCGCCGGGACTTTGCCCTAGCCCGCAAGAAGGCTGACAGAGACCTGTCCACGTTCACGCTATCTGATGCGTGCCGTGAGGTCGGAGAGTCAGTCCCGTCCATGCAGCGGGCGACCGTCCGCGGCAATCCAACCATTCTCACAGTAAGCAGGCTCGCTCTCGTGCTTGGGGTCACTCTCGACTGGCTCCTCGGCGGCGGAGACTTGCACAACGTCAACTGGCTACCGGGGGAGATGATCAATGACTGAGCAAGAAAACGTACTCGCCATGTATAACGCACTCGCACAGGGTGAGGTGCTGCCAGACGGAGCACCAAGGGGGGAGTGGCTGGAGGCTCGCAACCAGGGCATCGGTGGCTCGGACATCGGGGCGCTGATGGGGATGAACCCCTGGCGCAAACCGCTGACCGTGCTCGGTGAAAAGCGGGGCGAGATTGAGCCCGACGAGGCCAACCTGCTCATGCGCGCCGGCAGCCACATGGAGAGCATGATCCGCGACGTGTGCTACGAGCAACGCCCCGAGTTCAAGCCCATGCCGAAACGCCTGGGCACCGTGCGACACAAGGACCACCCCTTCGTGCTCGCCAACGCCGACGAAGTGGCATATGACAACCACGGGTTCACAGTGATCGAGTACAAGAACGTGACGAGCCCCTTTGCGGCAAAGCACTGGAAGGACGGTGGGTTCCCCATCTGGGCGTGGGCACAACTCCAATGGTATCTCGGCATTATGACGAGCTGGTGCGAAGACAAGTTCCAGTTTGACCACGGCTACCTCGTGGGCTGCGTTCCGTCCATGGACAAGTTCAACCTGCAAGTCCGCACCATCATGCGTGACGACGAGTGGTTCGCAGACGCTGTCGAGCGGGCAGCGCGGGCCTGGAAGCTGGTGGGTAGCGATGCGAACGCAGAGGACCGGCTCTTCTACCTCGACTCCTGTGACGGTGACCCCAAGACCTTCAAGGCCGTGGGACAGCTCTTCCCCGGAGACCGGGACATGGAAGAGGCAGAGATCGACTCCGAAGTGGATGCCCACTGCCTGGAGATGGAAGAGGCTGTCGCAGACCTCAAGGCAGCCCAGTCACGGGTCAATGACCTCAAGAGCAGAATCGGAATCTACATGGGAGACGCGGTCAAAGGCAGCACGGGGATGTTCCGACTGTCATGGCCGCAAAACAACGGGAGGAGGACGTTCGATTCAAAGCTGCTGGCTGCGGCCAACCCTGGCCTCGACCTCGATGAGTACTACAAAACTGGCAAACCATTCCGGGGAGCCATCAAGGTGACAAGAGTCAAAGGAGCATGACAATGACAGTTCACAACACATCAAACCGACGGTCGATGGAGATGGCAATCGCGTCTCGCAGAGAGAAGTTCCTCGCTGTGGTGCCCGACCATGTGCGAGACAAGGAGCACTACCTCCAACAGCTCGCCTTCGAGACGGAACTCCTCATCCACGAGAACCCACGCCTCGCAGCCTGTGACCCCAAGTCACTACTGCTGGGTGCCATGAACGCTGCCAGGTTCAGACTCAGCTTTCGCCGCGGGGACTGCAGCCTCATCCCGTTCAAGAACAATGCAGTGTTCGTCCTCGGTGCCCCTGGTATCGCCAAGGTGCTCTACCGCACCGGGCTCTTCAAGCGGGTCAAGTGGGGTGTCTTCTGCGAGAACGACGACTTTGAGTACAGCGAGGGTGCCGGTGACGGTGGCGACTTCGTCAGAGTCAAGAAAGCGCTGATGGGTCGCGGAGATGTGGTGGGCGCCTACGCCATAGCAGAGATGACTGACAACACGGTCCACGTCAACATCGTTGACCAAGACACGCTGTTTCGCATCCGCAACTCCAGCCCGGGGTACAAGAAGTCAGACCCCTCCAGCCCCTACAACAAGTGGCCGGAGGAGATGTTCTCCAAGGCTGCTATCAAACGGCTGATGAAGCGGCTGCCACTCGACCCGATGGGAGAGAAGGCTGTGGAGTCTGCCCTCATGGCTGCTTCCGCGGACAACACAGCCATGACGGACCCGTCAGAGGCGCCGGTCTTCTTCGAGGATGTCAAGCCCAAGCGGACCCGCCGCAAGAAGGCTGTGGCTGCAGCGCCTGCGGTGGAGGAGAAGCAGGCCAGCCCGTCTGGCCTCTCCATCGAAGAGCAAGAGGCGATTGAGTTCGAGGCGATGGAGCGCGAGGCACGGGAGGGGTCAGCGCAATGAGCGTAAACGAGCAGAGGCTGGATGAAATTCGGGCTCGGCTCGGTCGCGGAGAGTTTGGGGAAGCGCAAGATGACGTTGCCTTCCTCCTCTCCGCGATTGATGACGAAGGCTCCAAGTGCAAATACAAGTTTGAAATACGCAGGGAAGTCTACACCCACTGGTTCAATTTGTTCGACAAGAAGCGCAGCCGCTTCCGAGCAAACGACAGGCGGGACCGGGTCATCAAGATTGCGCTCTCACGCTGGACACCGGAGGAACTCAAGGCTGCCCTCAGTGGGTACGCCGAAGACCCCTGGAGGCACGGGATACCAGCACGCCACGAGCTGGCTACGCTGCTGAAGAATTGCGTGCAGATTGAGGGTGGGCTGGAACTACACGAACGGAGGGATATCATTGCTGCTGCACGAAATATTGAAACAAATAGAAGAAAACAACCCGGGAATCAAACTGTCGGATATGGGGAATCCGACAGAGGAAGTGGAGGAGATCCCCTGCCCAAGCGTACTGCCAGGAGGAGAGGCCTGCACCGGCAAGCAGAAGATTTCACAGAGGGTTTCCCCTTCTAATGGGCAGGCTTACTCCTACGTGGAGCCCTGCAGGGACTGTGAGCTGGCGCTGCTGCTCCACGGAGCGTTTGGCGTGCTCTCGCCAGACAGAGACATGGCTCGGCAAATCAAGGACAGCCTGGTGGAGACCATGTCCACCAAGCCCACCAGAACAAAGACCAACGCCGCTGCCATGGATGCACTCAGGAAGACCTTCGCCAACGCCAACGTGCGCCGCGGAGTCGTCCTGCTCGGACCTGTGGGGACCGGCAAGACCTTCCTCGCGCTCCACGCTCTCAACGCACTCGTCAGGCTCCACGGCAAGCGGTGCATGTACCTGCAGGAGCAAGTGCTCTTCGATGCGTGGAGGATGACTCACTCCAAGGAAGTTGTGGAGCGTGACTGGGGGCGGGCTGTGATTGAGCGGGCGCGCAGCGTGGACTGGGTGCTGCTGGATGATTTGGGACAGGCGAGGAGGAGCACCCCGGGAGCGGTGGACATCCTCGAGCAGGTCATCATGTGGCGCTATGACGCAGGCCTGCCGGTCATCGTGACCAGCAATCAGCGAGAAGAGCAGGTTTGTGAGACCCGTGGATCACGGGTATGGTCCCGCATCATGGGACTCACCGGGGGCAATGTGATTGAACTTTTGGGCGACGACTGGAGGAGAGAATAATGGGTGATTTCGTGAAGACGTTCCGGCCTGTGCAGGTCGAAGAGGTGAAGATTGTAACGGAGAAGGCTCTGCTGGTCACCATTGACGGCACTGACCACTGGATGCCGAAGAGCCAATGTGACAACCTGTTGGCTGTGGGAGAGGTTGGCGAGTTGCTCATCACGGAGTGGATCGGTGGGCAGAAGGGTCTCTTCGAGCTTGAGCCGCGCACGACAACGGCTGTCGGACACAGCGCACCACCGCGGGCGCCGGATGACGGTATCCCGTTCTAGGAGCTGACCATGGGAAGACGTCGCGATTCAGATGACAAAGAGCGTGACCTGCCGATGTCGATGCTGCCTGCCCACTTGCGGGATGGGGACGAGGCATCGGTGGACATGTTCATCCACGAGAAGATGAATGGTTTTGATGAAGCCATTATGTATAGCGAGGCGAGGACGGGTGACCCGGTTCGCCTATGGATAGCCAAGGAGTGTGTTAGACTCGCTATGGACCCGCGCATCCCTGACAAAGACGTTAGAGCGCGGTCAGGCGCGCTGCTCAACGCCACCAAGGCGCTCGGGCTCGACCGTGACATCCAACGGTTTGACCCCAACGCCTACAACGTCGAGAATGCGCTCCGCAAGCTACGGGAGGCAGCAACACATGGCGTTGAGGCAACAGGACGAGTCCTACACTCAGGAACTTCACGCGCATCTGGCGAGGTGCGCGCTGGACAGAGCGTACTTCTTTGCGGGACACCTGTGGGTGGTGTCGGAGGCGTCAAGGTTGGTCCGATTCGGACAACTCTATCCAGCACAACAGAGAATCCAGACTCAGATTGATTCAGACCTCGCTACCGGAAGACCGAGCCGGCTCATCATCTTGAAATCCAGGCGTCACAGGGTCTCCACCCTGATTGCAGCCAACATCTTCCACGCAGCAATCTTCAACGAGAACCGGCGCGGCTATATCGTGGCGCACGACACAGACACGTCTGACGTGCTCTTCCGAATGCATCGCACCTTCTACGACGGGCTCGATGACATCGTGCGACCGATGGTTCGCCTCTCCAATCGCAAAGAGCTGCTCTTCGAGAACCCAGACTCGGAGAGCCGCAAGGGCAGCCCGGGGCTCAAGTCATCCATCACTGTGCGCGCTGCGAGTTCCGGTGGCAGAAGGGTATCTGCAAATCAGAAGGCAGCCGGCGTGGGGCGCGGCGACCGCATCGACCTGCTCCACGCCAGCGAAGTGGCATTCTGGCCCAGTGGTGACGCCACCTTCGTGGGGTTTGCCCAGGCTGTCCCAGACGAGCCAGGCACCATGGTCGCCATCGAGTCCACAGCGAACGGCGCCAGCGGACTCTTCTACGAGGAGTGGCAGCGAGCCACCTCTGGCAACGTGGATGGCTACACCCCCATCTTCATCCCGTTCTTCGACCACCCGGAGTACCGGGCCTCGTTCATCGCAAGAAACCGCCCAGAGTACGAGCCAAAACTCGAGGACATGCAGATTGTCGAGGACATCCGTGGCTACCTGCTCATCGATGACATGCCGAAGGTGGAGAAGCTGTCGGCGAGATTGAGCCTGGACGAGGCTGAGCTGGGGCTCCTGCGAAAACACAACATTGATTGGGACCAGATACTGTGGCGCCGCTACTGCATCAAGTTCAAGACCCGGTCAGCCGATGCGTTTTGTGCGGAGTATCCGTCGAACCCGGAGGAGGCTTTCCGCTCCACAGGTACGCCCCGCTTCGACAACTCCAAGTTGAAGGCGTGGATCGACATGTGCCCAAGACCATCCCAAGGGATGGTAGAGTGTCCTGACGACTGGGCATGGAAGGAGGCAGCCTGGGAGGCGCCAGAGCTCAAGTTCAGAGAGTCATCGCGGGGTTGGCTCCACGTTGTTGACTTGCCGAGAGAGGACCACGAGTACGTCATCGGTGCTGATGCTGGACATGGCATCGGGCAGGACAGGACAGCTCTCGCAATCTTCGACAGGACCGAGAAGCGCTTCGTTGCCTATGCTCGAGACTCCAAGATGAAAGCCGACAAACTGGCGGAATACATGGTCAAGGCTGGTTGGTTCTACAACTGCGCCTGGCTCGCGCCAGAGTCAAACGGACCAGGGTTGCTCACGACACACATGCTCATCCAGAGCGGATACCCAAAGACGTACTTCACACAGCGCTACTCGACAGCAACGCAGCGGTGGACGGACTCCCCTGGATTCAACACGGACCAGAAGTCCAGAAACCTCATCATCGACAGGTTCGACATCGCAATCGAGACCGACTCCATCGAGTGCCCGGTGCAGGCAATACTCGAGGAGGCTATGACGTTTGTGATGGACAGGAGGAAGGGGCGGGCAGACCATCTGCCAGGCTCACACGATGACCTCCTGTTCAGCGCAATGATAGCCCAATTCGTGGACGGGCAGGTCACGATAGGCCTTGCAAAGCCCGCCGAAGAGAGGCAAGTTGGGTGGAGCCGCGCTGGAACCCGTGTGCCGGATGATCTGGAACTGTTCGACAGCGAGAGTCACGACCTCGAGTTCTACTACATGTGAGGATTGACCGATGGTCTTGGGGCCAAATCCGCTGCTGACAGACGAGGATCTGCAGTACCAGAGTCAAGACCCGCTGATGCAGTTGCGTCTCCAGGCGGCGCGGCGCCAAGCTGGACGGATCGGGCCGCAAACCTCACTCATGGAAGGCGCGCAGAGGAGGGTATCGCTAACGCCACCCCCACCAGAGCCATCGAGCGGCTTGGCGAGCACGATATTCGGTGGGCTAGCGTCTCTGTTAGGAGGCGTGACAGGCTTCGCAGTGACCGGCGGCAACCCGCTAGGGGCAGCCGCAGGAGCGAGCCTGCTTGGCGGATTGGTCGGCGGGGGACAGAAGCACGCAGAAGAGAAGGGAGCCGTAGAGGAGCTAAACGTATGGAAGAGAAAGTACGCACCAAACCAGCCGCAGACCCCGGAGCCGGGGAGCCCAGTGCCGGGACTGGTGACGTCAGGACTGACAAACCTGGCAACGTCAGCAGTGATGAGTGGACTGACGGCACCGACATCCCCCCCAGCCGGCACAACTGGAACTCAGGCTGGGTTCCTAGAAGCGCAACTCCCCGAAGGGACTAGCTTCTCCGAACAGATTGCCCTCGCCAAGAGGTTCTCCGATCAACTCCCAGTGGATCCATCGGTGGCAGTGACAGGCCAGCCCAAATCACGCCTGTCTGACGTGAACCTCGCCGGCATCTTCGAGCAGGGCAAGGGGTTCTACGAGATGCCGGCGACGGCAGCCCAGGCAGCGGCAGGGACACCGTCAACCGTTGCCATCACAGAGGGTCCGTATCGCGGGGGATCTGGGCCTGCCACTGGTGGGTTTGCACCCGCCGCAGTAGCGGCTCCACCCAGCCTCGAGGAGACGTGGATCGAAGACCCTGGCCTCGCATGGCAGATTGCGGCGCGCACAGAACTGGCGAACCAGGCAGCCCAGGCAGCCGCTGCAAAAGAGCTTGCTCGGGCTCAAATCAACGAGCGTCTTGGGATGGAACAGGGCTTCCCTGCGGTTCGCCGCGGGCGCGAGTCCCTTGAGTTCGCCCCCGTTCCAGCCACCGAGCGCATACTCCCGACACCCCGACTCCAGAGGTCAGCCGAAGCTGGACTCACGGCGCTAGGGACCCCACTGGGCCTGGAGCGCAGATCGATAGAACAGATGATCGAGGATGCGCCGAGGGTGGGACAGACTGACGTGCCAGCACAGACTCGCCCCAGGGAGTCCGTCATGCTCATGGATCAGATGGAAAGAAGCGGTGTGACTGAGCATCAGGCGAGTTATGAAGAGGCTTTCCCTGCTGCGCAGAAGCTTTATGCGGGCGAAGACTACGCTGGGGCAGCCAGGCTGATGGAGGATGTCGCCAGCGGTAGCGGTTCGCTGGAGGACAGGGTGCAGGCATCCCGCATGGCCGGAATGGCGCAAGTGATGAGCAATAAGCCTGCTGCGGCGATTCAGCACCTTGAGTTCGCTCTCCGTCCAGAGAATATGGTGTTTCTCACGCCGAGCCAACAGAGTGGTCTGCGGGCAATGCTTACACGTGCCATTGGTGCCGCGAACCTGTAGGATGGGTAAACGATGAGCATTTACGGAAAGAGAAAGAAAGGCGACGAGCTAGCGGTTGAAATCCGCAAGCAGTACAAGCTTCGTCGCGAGCGGATGCAGGCTCGCCATATGCGCTGGCTCGAGGTGCTGCACGCTATCCACGGTGACCAGAACAAAGTAATGCGGAACGGGCAGCTCATCGACATGTCCCGCATCAGGCCGCAGGAAGTGGAGCACATCGAGGTCACCCACAACTACCTCTATCAGACGTTCCGAGTGATGGTCGCATCGGTATTGCAGTCAGCCCCAGCACCAGTGGTGTCCCTTGGACGGGTGGGGCGCGACTCCAAAGCCATGGCGAGAGCCTGTGAGCGGTTGCTCGAGTGGTTCTATTACGACAAGAAGTACAAGGACGCGACCAGGCACGCGGTGGCGTGGACGTTCACTTGTGGCATCGGCTTCATGGGCACCATGTGGGATATGCTGGCAGACCCACCGACGTGGCTGCCAAAGATGGACTCCGACGGCAACGTCATCTACAAAGAGAAGAAGGAGTTGATGCTCGATCAGTTTGGGGAGATGGTGACCAGCGAGTTCGGCACCCCGCTCACCGAGACCATGATGGTCCCGCAGGGTGAGTTCAAGCTG